CCCGTCTGAGCCCCCCTCCTACCAGGGGCGATCCGTTCTGATCGTCGGGGATCGGTCGTGATCGTTGACGGACGTGGTGAACTAGCCGGTATGAGCGACGTTCCCATCGATCCCGACCCCGACGAGCCGACACCGGAAGGCGACGAGCCCGAGGAAGGGTGATCGTTGCAAATGCACTGATCTGAGATGGCGGCGCCGGCCTACGGGCACGCTCACAAGAAGCGTCGGCTGGCGCTGCTGCCGGGCTCGGTGTGTCACCACTGCGGGAAGCCGGCGACCGAGCTCGATCATCAGCCGCCGCTGAGTCTGCATCGGCACATCGAGGGGTCGGGGTGCTGCCGGTCGTTGCCGTCGTGCTACAAGTGCGGGCGCCGGCAGGGCGGTCAGCTGGCGCGTGGGGCGCCGCCGATGGTGTTGCCCGACGTCGTGATCGATGTCGAGGCGGGTGTCGTCGGGCGTGGCCCGGAGGATCCGGTGTGGGATGTGCCGTGGTTGGCCCATCTGCGCGACGTCCCGGAGAACGCGACCTGGCCGAGGTTCATGACGGTGCCTCATCCCGATGCGGTGGGTTCGTATGGGGCCGAGTGCGTGGAGTGGTTGCGGTCCGAGGGTGGGATTGATCCGCGCTGGTGGCAGGAGTTGGCGGTCACTCGCCAGCTCGAGCACGACGCCAACGGTGAGCTCGTGTGGCTCGAGGAACTGGTGACCACGAGTCGCCAGTCGGGCAAGTCGACCAAGCTGCGCGGGGCCGCGATGTGGCGGTTGCATCAGGCCGAGCTGTTCGGTGAGCAGCAGCTGATCTTGCACACCGCCAAGGATCTGGAGATCGCTCGCGAGGTTCGCCGCGAGGGTCAGACGTGGGCGACGGCTCGTGGCTATGCGCATCGTGAGGCGAACGGTTCCGAGGAGATCACTGAGCCGTTGACGGGGTCGCGCTGGTTGGTGCGTGGCAAGGGGTCGATCTACGGCTACTCGGCGTCGTATGCGATCGCGGACGAGTGCTGGGGGTTGGCGGCCGAGATCATCGACGACGGTCTGGAGGCGACAATGCTCGAGCGTCGCTGCCCGCAGATCACGTTGGCGTCGACGGCGCATCGCAAGGCGACGACGCTGTTCCCCGAGCGGCGCGCCCAGGCGCTCGCCGAGCTCGACCAGCCCGGGTCGACGCTGCTGATCGAGTGGTCGGCGCCGCGGTCGTGTCGGATCGATGATCGTGGGGCGTGGCGGCAGGCGTCGCCGCACTGGTCGACGGGGCGCGAGCGGATGCTCGAGTCGCGCCTGGCGCGGGTCCAGTCCGGCCAGACCCTGGACCCGGACGAGGCCGACCCGACCGAGAGCTTCCGCTGCCAGTTCCTGAACTCGTGGCTACCCCAGACCGTCACCGACGCCGGCCAGCTGCTGCTGGATCTCGGGGTGTGGGCCCGGGCTCGCGGATCGGCCCGGGCGGGCGCGCCGGTGTTCGCGGCGATCGAGGACTACTTCGGCAAAGGCTCGGCGGTCGCGGTCGTGGCGCGGGACGGCGAGCGGTTCGAGATCGACGCCTGGTCGTGTCCGTCGTGGGATCTCGCGGTCGCCGACGTGGCGCGGGTGTTTGAGGGTCGTGATCACGGCCGTCTGCTGCTCGGTCCGTCGATGTGGGATCGGATCGGCGGCTCGATGTTGTCGGCGCGCACGGTGACGTCGACCGACACGAGAACCGGTCTGTCGCTGCTACGCCAACTCGTGACGACAGGTCGGGTGGTGCACGACGACACGGCCGAGCTCGACGCCCAGCTGGCGTCGGTGCGCGTGCGCGAACTGTCGTCGGGAATGAACCTCGTGCCCGGGGTTCGTGCCGATCTCGTCAAGGCTGCGGTGTGGGCGTTGCAGGCCGCTCACCGCCGGCGGATCCCGGCGGTGCACTGACGTCGTTGCAAATGCAACTAGGGTTCCTTCGTTGTGGAGTGGCCGCCACCGATTGAGCAGCGATCGCTGCGACCCGATGATGGGCCCGTCACTCCCAACGACAACGACCCGCTGAGCGTTCCGCCGGCGACGGTCGGCGGGAACGTGGCGGTTCCGGGCGACCCTGACGGGCTCGTGTTCGAGGACGATGGACCGGCGCCGCCGTGGCCGCGCTCGATCATCCGACCGTCGCCGTGGTCGGGGTGGCCGGCGGACTGGGCGACGCCGAACTGGTGGGGGCACTTCCAAGCGCTGACCGATGTGGCGTGGGGCTGCATCGATCTGAATGCGTCGATCATGGCGTCGATGCCGCCGTATCTCGTCGGGGCGTCGCCGACGTTGCCCGATGACTGGATGATCAACCCGGACCCCGACAAGTACACCGGCTGGTCGGAGTTCTTCAAGCAATACATCTGGGACTACCAGCTCGGCGAGGTGTTCGTGCTGACGACGGCGCGCTACTCGAACACGTGGCCGGCCCGGTTCCATGTCGTGGATCCGTGGTTGGTGAACGTCGACATGGTTGGCGGCCGGCGGGTGTACTCGATCGGCGGTCTCGACGTCACTGCCGACATGTTGCACGTGCGCTATCAGTCGCGCACCTCGGACGCTCACGGTCACGGTCCGCTCGAGGCCGGCCGCTCGCGGGTGATCGCGGCCGGGGTGCTGATGCAGTACGCCACGAACCTCGCCCAGGGCGGCGGCATCCCCAACGCAGTGCTGAAGCATCCCGACGAGCTCACGTCGCAGCAGTCGACCACCCTGCAGACGCAGTGGGTCGAGGCGCGCATTTCGTCGATGGGGCTGCCGGCGGTGCTGTCAGGCGGGATCGAGTTCGAGACGTTGCAGTTCAACCCGACCGAAATGGCGCTGCTCGATCTCGCCCAGCACAACGAGTCGCGGATCTGTGTGCTGCTCGGCGTGCCACCGTTCCAGATGGGCCTGCCGTCGGGTGGCGACTCGATGACGTACTCGAACGTCAACTCGCTGTTCGACTACCACTGGCGCTCCGGGCTGCGACCCAAGGGCAGCACGGTGATGGAGGCCTTGTCGGGGTGGTTGTTGCCGAGGGGGACGACGATCGAGTTGAACCGTGACGCGTACATCCAGCCGGGTCCGTTGGAGCGGGCGCAGACCTGGCAGATCCTGATCGACCTCGATGTCATCACGGTCGAGCAGGTGCAGGCGATCGAGCGTTACAACGTCACCGGGTTCGTCCCGACAGGAGTGCTATGAGCGAGATCGAGTATCGGAGCGCGAGCGCGATCGAGGTGCGCCACGCGCAACGGATCATTGACATGATCGCCGCTCCGTACGGCGAGAAGGCCGAGGTCTTCATGCGCCGGCTGCAGAAGTGGATCGTCGAGGAGTTCGCCCCGGGAGCGTTCAACGGTGTCAGCGGCGAGGTGCTCGTGAACCGGGCACATGACGTCGAGCGTCCGGTCGGTCGCGTCGTCAAGTTCTACCCGGGCGATCCGCGTGGGCTGCGCACCGAGATCCGTGTGGCCCGCACCTCCGAGGGCGACGACATCCTGGAGCTCGCCGACGACGGGTTGCTGTCTGCGTCGGTCGGGTTCTCGGTCCCTGCGGGCGGTGATCGGTGGTCGACTGACCGGCGCAGCCGCACCGTGACCAAGGCCGCCGTCGAGCACATCGCTCTCACCGGCGATCCGGCCTACAGGGGCGCCCAGGTGCTCGACGTCCGCACCGCCGACGGCAAGCCCGAGCGGGGGTCGACACCGAACCTGGACCGCCTCCGGTTGGAAAGCCTTGCCGAGCGGGCCGGGTTCGACTTACCATCACGCACGTAGTCGAGGAGACCTCTGGGCGAGCGGCCGTGCCGCCGGATCAGACGAAGCGACGTCACCGGACTTCGAAACACAACCATCCGTTTCGATTTCTGAGAGGTATCGCATGTCTGCGACCGACGCAATGCTGTCCAGGTTCCAAGCCGAGCTCGAAGAGCGACGCACCTTCATGGACGGTCTCATCGAGGCCGCCGAATCGGCCGGCCGCGATCTGACCGCCGAGGAGACCGAGCTCTACACCAGGGCGCGTGACCGCATGCGCGTCGTCGCCGGCCAGATGGAGCCGCTCCAGGAGGGCGCCCGGATCGCGATCGAGTCGAGGGCCCGGACCCAGGAGCTCGTCGGCATGTACGCCAACGCCCGCAACCCGCAGGCAGGGAACGTCGAGTACCGCACGGCCGGCGCGTACATCGCCGACATGTACTACGCCCGCATGGGCGACACGGACGCCCAGCACCGGATGGAGATCTTCCAACGCGCCGCCGCCCACCAGACGACGGCCGACAACCCTGGTTTGCTGCCCGAGTCGATCGTGCAGCCGGTCGTCAACTTCGTCGACGTTGCCCGCCCGCTGGTCAGCACGCTCGGCCCGACCGATCTCGCGGGCGGCTCCTGGTCGTATGCGCGGGTGACGCAGCACACCCAGGTCGCCAAGCAGTCCGCTGAGAAGTCCGAGCTGGCGTCGCGCAAGATGACGATTACGAAGACGGCGCTCGGCGCTGACACGTTCGGTGGTTACGTCAACGTGTCCAAGCAGGACATCAACCGTTCGTCGCCGTCGATTCTCGACATGATCATCGCCGACCTCGCCGGCCAGTACGCGATCGAGACCGAGGAGGAAGCAGCCGACGTCATGTGGGCGGGTGGGACGGCAGGGCCGATCCTGCCGACCGGGGTGAACACTGCCGCCCAGATCGCGTCCGCGATCTACACCGCCGCCGGGTCCGTATTCTCGGCGACGAAAGGTCAGGGCCAGACGATCGTCGCCATGTCACCTGACATGCTCGGGATCATCGGCCCGGTGTTCCCGCCGGTCAACCCGCAGAACGGCTTCGGGATCGGGTTCTCCGCCGGGTCGGTCGCAACCGGCGACGTCGGGAACATCTCCGGTATCCGCTCGATCATGTCGGCCGCGCTCGACGCCGGACAGGTTCTCGTCTACTCGACTGCCGCCGTGAAGGCGTTCGAGTACCGGTACGGCAACATGACGGTCGACGAACCGTCGGTGTGGGGTGTCCAGGTCGGCTACGCCGGCGATTTCGACTGCGTCGTGATCGAGGCGACCGGTGTCGTGAAAGTGACCAAGACGCCCTGATGGCTACCAAGCGCACCACCCAAGAGGCCGACACCTCGGCCGCGGCCGACACCCAGTCGGGCGAGGACGAGCCCGAGGTGACGCCGAGCTCGGTGTCGACCAAGGAGACCGACTACATGGGCCTGGCGTTGATCACGCCGGGCACCGTGTCCAAGGACTCGATGGGCCGGCTGACGACCGCCACCGACGACTACATGGGCCGGGCCCTGCTCGACGTCTGAGCCATGCCGATCGCCGATCGTCGGGTCGAGATCATCGACCGCGTCGCCGCCAACCTGCACGTCGCTCCCGACGACGTTGGTTCGGCGGTCGACGCCGCGATCGAGTACACGCTGATCAAGACCGAACTCGACGAGCTCGCCGACACCGAGCTCAACGTGAACGGTCTGGTCGGCTTCTCGACCCGGCTGTACATGGATGCGTTCTCGCCGACCGGCGCCAACGTCGCGGTCGGCGACCCGAACTTCGAGCCGGTGTTCACGCCCGAGAAACTCGACAAGCACTGGCGCGAGTACTTCCTCAACACCAAGGTCGCCTGGGGCATCGCGTGAACGTTGCCGACCTGATCAAGCTGATCCACGACGGGCTCGTCGCCGCCGGCAAGACCAAGGTGCCAGTCGTCGCGCCGGGCACACCCGTGACGGTGCTGCCCGCCGTCGAACTCGTGCCCACCGACGACGAGCTCGGCGAAGGCAACCGCTCGCTGCGCTACGGCTTCAACGTCACCGTGAGCGTCCCCCGCGCATCCACGCCTGAGCAGTACGAGCAGCTCGTCGAGCTCCAGGCGATCGTCCTGCAATCCCTCATCCCATCCACTGTGCGCTTCGATGGCCCGATGGTGTATCGCCCGACCGGCGAGCTCCCCGGTGAAGCGCCCGCCCTAGCGAGAATCATCCCGGTCTCGTTCGCCGCCAACGTCGACCTCTGCCCATAGGAGCCACCCATGCCCGCCTACGAGATCAACCCCAACAATGCCGGCAACATCAGCCTCGCCTTGGCGGGTGTGACACCGCTGGTCGACTACCACTGTCAGATCACCGACGTGATGCTCGAGCCGACGCCGAACACCACGACCACGCCCGGCACCTACTGCGACGCCCCGCACGACACGCCAGGCGCCTCCTCGTGGGCGATGGTGATCAGCTTCCTGCAGGACTGGGGCAACACCCCGTCGCTGTCGGAGTTCGTGTTCACCAACGACGGCGCGTTGTGCGACTTCGAGTTCGTGTCGACGAATCCCGACACGTGCCCGTCGATGACCGGCCAGGCGTACGTCACCGCCACCGCGTTCGGTGGGCCGGCTGGCTCCTCGTGGCAGGTCACCACGCAACGCTGGGCGCTCAAGACCAAGCCGACGCTGACACCCGCCGTCGTCGGACTCTCGGCCAGCGCCGCCGTCTCCGAGCCTGACACCGTCGACGCGTAGGCCCGGTCATGGCGACCGGTGCCGCGAACATGCGAGCCCTGGCGCGTCAGACGGCGAAGATCCCAGACGAAGCAGTCGCCGAACTGGTGCGCTGGTTCGTGCCGCGCTCCGAACAGATCGGTGGACGGATGCGCTGGTACGGCAAGAACGTGCAGCTGTCGTCGCGGGTGCGCGCACGGCGACGCGGCCAGTCAGCGAGTGCCACGGTCATCGGTGGGACGCCGGCGGCCGCGTGGTCGATCAAGTCCTACGGGCGCCACACCGGCGAGCACGGCACCACCACCGGTGACCGACGCTGGGATCGGCTCGTGCTCGAGGCCGACGTCAAGTTCCCTGACGTCGTCGCCGATGTCGTGGACAAGCGGGTGAAGTTCTGATGGCCGCGAAGACGAATCAGGTCGCGGTCGAGATCGTCGCCATCGACGAGGCCTCACCCAAGATCGACAAGCTGACCAAGAAGATCGAAGGTCTCGAATCCGACGAGGCCCGGATCATCGTCACGTCGAACATCGACCGGCTCGATCAGCAGCTGACCGACGCTCTCGCCAAGCTCCACAACCTCGACGGCGACGAGGCCACCGTGCAGGCCAGGCTGGTCGGCAACCTCGAGCAGGATCTGATCGACGCCAAGAAGCTTTTCGATCAGCTCGACGGTCAGACCGGAACCGTCACCCTCGACGCATCGGGCGCCACCCAGCAGATCGACGAGCTCGGCAAGTCGGCCGGCTCTAGCAAGTCGGCGTTGGCGAACATGATCGGCAACACCACCCAAGACCTCGGCGCCCTCGGCGGGGTCGCCGGCTCGGCCGGTGTCGCCATCGGCCAGCTCGGCGAGTACGCGGCCGACGCCGCGCTCGACGGTGAACGCCTCGGCTCGGCACTCGGCTCGATGCTCAAGGTCGCCGGCCCGATTGCGGCGTTGGCGCTCACCGTCAAGGCAATCACCGACGCCGTGCAGTCTCAGGCCGAACTCAACGAGCTCGCGGCGGATCGACAGGAGCGATGGAACGACGCCCTCGAGGAGGGCACCGACGCCGGCGACAACTGGGTCGAGGCGCTCGGCAAGATCCACGAGCTGACCGTCGACATCACCAAGCTGCCCGAGCTCGGCCCGGAGTTCACGCAGCAGGGTGTCTCGTTCAAGTCGTTCTTCAACATCCTCGACAGCGGCCGCAAGACCACCGCCGACGCCACCGAAGCATTCAAGAACGCCGGCATCGCCACCAGCGACCTGGCCGATGCCGTGACCGGTGGTGCCGACGCTTACGAGCAGTTCGTGGCCGGCGTCGAGGCCGCCCGCGCCGCCGGGCGTATCTCCAAGGACGAGGCGACGCTGATCATCGGTCTGCTCGACCAAGAGACCGAGGCCTACAAGGACGCCCGCGAGGCCCGACGCCAGTTTCAACGGGTGTTCGATCCCAAGCCCGCGGTCGACGAGGCCAACGTGCTGGCCGCGGTCAACACCCAGCTGGAGCGCTACCTCGAGCTGCTCGAGGGCCAGCACCGCCAGGGCTCGCTTGACCAGCAGGCGGCCAGCCAGGCCGCCGCCAACGAGCAGCTGGAGCGATACCTCGATCTGCTCCTCCAACGCCACGGCGAGGCCGAGGATCAGCGGCTGCTGAATCAGCAGTACGACGTGGCGATCGACAAACTCGCCGCGCTCAACATGGAACGCGAGCGAGTCGACGCTCAGGGCCTCGTCAACCAGGAGGCCGAGGCGGTGCGCGACCTCGATGACGCCTGGTCGGATCTGTTCGGTGAGCTCGACGCCGAGTCACAACGACTGCGACTGGTCAAGGCGTTCGAGGATGCCCGCGAGCGACTCGCGGCGGGCAACCTCACGCTGGTCGACGCCGGGCTGCTGCTCAACGACTTGAAGGAGCGCGCCGCCCGCTACGCCGAACAGCTCGGCAACGTGCCTCCCGAGGTGACCACCAAGATCCTCGCCGACATCGACACACTCGGACTCGACCAGGCAGAGGCCGTGCTGCTCGGTCTCGTGCCACCGACGCCGATCACGATCCCCGTCGTGCCCCAGTGGGCGCAGTCGTCGGTACCGAACTTCCCGTCGTTCATCCGCCCGCCCTCGGCCACGGCGGCCGCTACGCCCACCGTCAACCAGACCGTGATCCTGCCACCCGGCTCGCCGGCGATGACCTTCGACCAGTTCTCGATCTTCGTCGAACGCAACGGTGAGCGCACCCAGTTGTGACCACGCTGGCCGCCCTCGTCGCCGCCGCACCGGCACCCACCCGCGGCAAGCCCACCGGGTTCGTGCACGGCGCCGGCGAGTGGCGCCACGTCGTCGAGCTCGCCGACCCGGCCGCCGGCTCGAGCGTCGTCTGGTACGACGTCACAGCGATCGAAGGCGCCTTCGTCGGCTACAACTACTCGCGAGGATCCGACGGCTACCAGGGCCGCTACCGGGCCAGTGTCGTCACCCTCGATGTGTACGCCGGCAACGACTCGCTGGCACCCTGGAATCCGGACACGTCGCCCACGTTCGGCACCCACGTCAAGCTCGGCACGGGCCTGCTGATGCGCTCAGGGTTCATCCGTGTCGATGGTGGTGTGGTCGTCGAGTGGAATCCGCGCTTTACCAACAAGGTCGAGTTCTGGGGTGACTCGAGCTACTCACGCGGCAAGGTCCGCCAGCACCGCATCATCGCCCGCGACACCCTGACCTCACTGGTCGGCGTGCCACTGCCGGCACGGCCCGAGGAGAACTGGTCGGAGCGTCTCGCCGCGCTCATCACCAACGCCGGCTGGCAGTACGGGTCGAACATCTACGGCGCCGAGTTCACCTCCGGCGCGGCCGACATCCTCACTCTGCCGGCACGCACCGCCCAGACCTCGGCAGTCACCGAGCTCGACGCCACCCTCGACCCCGTCGGACTGATCTGGTACACCAACCGCCTCGGCCAGCTCGTCGTGCGACCACGAGTCAACGACACGTTCCACACCGACGCCTTCCTGGCCGGCGCCACCGGCAACGAGTGGTCGACGAGCGGCACGCCGGTCACGTTCGACTTCGCCGCATGCGCCGAGGTCGAGGGCGAGGCACCGCTCGAGAATGCTTCCTACGCCGTCGACACCCCCGGTGTTGAGCCGTTCGGACTCGATGACTCCGAGCGGTGGGTGATCAATCACGTCAAGGTCACCGATCCAGTCACACCCGGGTTCGACGGCGACGACCCGGTCTCGATCCAACGCCACGACCGCCACACCCTGCAGGCCTCGTGGCAGGCCGCCAACGATGTCGTCGCCGACTCGATCCTCGAGCTGCGCGCCAACGCCACCGTCGAGGCCCGACCACTCACCACCACCGTCGACATGCCCGGCTTCCACCCCGGCCCCGCCACCGTCGACTACCTCGGCTACTGCGCGGTGCTCCACCAGAACCAGGAGGGCGGCTACATCGCCACCGCCAACGGCTGGCTGCGCGACTACCGCGAGCGGGTGCTACCGCGTGGGTGCGACACCGACTGGACGATGGTGTTCACCCTCGACGTGTACAACGTCACCGCCGAGTTCCAGATGCTGCCGGTCGAGGACCTCACACTGGTCGACGTGACCGAAACGTCGGCCGAGTTCTCGTGGACGAACCCGCCCCAGGAGATCGAGCCGACCCACACCCAGGTGCGCATGCTCAACCCGGCGTCGCTGTGGGCCACCGTCGCCTACCCGCTGACCGGGCTCACATGGTCGGGGCTCGACCCGTCGACCGCGTACGAGTTCCAGGTGCGCCTGGTGCGCATCGTCGACGGACTGATCACACACTTCTCACCGACCCGATCGATCGTGTTCGTCACCGACCCGACCACGGTGCCACACGTCGAACCCGATCCCGACAACCCTGGCGAGTTCGACGTCACACTGCCAACACCCGACGACCCGACGTTGTGCATCGTTGTCTGGGAACTCCAGCAATCCGCCACCGGTCTCGACCCGTGGACGACGATCGACTCGGGCAACGTCACCATCCCGCCCTACACGATCGACCTCGACCTGTCCGGCGAAGACCCCGAACAGTGGTACCGAGTCCGATCCCGCGAGGTGTGCGACCTCGTGCCCGGGCCCTGGGTCTACTCGGCGGTGTTCCCACCCGAATGCATCCCCGTCAGCCAGCTCGGCGTGGCGCCCTACGACGACGACGCCCTTGTGGCGTACTTCCCGCGGATCTGTCCCGACACCGTCACCGAGGCGATCAGCGAAGAGACGGTCACGCTCGGGCCGGCGTTCCTCGGCTTCAACTTCGACGACGACGGGGTGCCAATCCTGCTGTCGGCCGGCGAGGGTCTCATCGCCTACGGCATCCAACCGCTACCGGCCGTCGAGTCTGATGAGGACCTGTCGATCAGCGTGCGGATCAAGCTCGGCACCCAACCCGACGACCCGGTGACACTGTTCGGCTACGGCGGACTGTCGATCGAGGTCACCGCCGACGGCGCCGGATTCGGTGTGCAAGGCAACTGCGTCGAGGTCGGCCCGACCGTGACCACCATCTCGGGCGCCTCGGTGCTCGCGCTCGACACCGAGTACGTGCTGACGCTCACCCACGACGTGGCCGCCGGCGACCTCGTGCTCTACGTCGACGGCATCAACGAGGTCGACGCTCTCGGCACCGTCGGCGAGCGCTTCAACTTCGGGCTGTACGAGATGAACCTGCCGGCCGACTCGTGGATCACCGACTGCGCCGTGTGGGACCGAGTGATCATCGAGCCACCGGTGCCAGGGATCACCGGTGTCGTGAACCACTGGGATGTCTCCGACGCGTCGACGATCCTCACCGGCTCAACACCGACCGTGTATGACCTCGTTGGCACGGCGAACCTGTCGGGAGCCGGCCAGTCGTGGACGACTCAGAACGGCCTCGATGCGTTCGTCGGCGGTGCCGCCGCCAACCTCGGCGCGCTCAGCGCGGTGGGTCTCGCGAGCAGCTCACAACCGTTCGGTATCACCGTGGTCTGCAAGGCCAACGGATCAATGATGTGGGTCGACTTCAGCACGACGACGCGGCCGCACGTATTCACAGCGACAACCAACGGCCCCATCGAGTTCAACTCGGGCTCAACGGTGACCGCGGTGGCAACCTCTGACCGGTTCATCCACGTCTACTACTTCGAGTTCAACGGTGCGTCGTCCAAGCTCTATGTCGACGGTGTGCTGCTCGGCACATTCAACCCAGGCACCGGTCCCGGTGTCGGCGGCAACTTCCGATTCGAGTCATCGGCGAACGGTCTCTCGACTCAAGCCTCGGCCGGCGCCGTGTGGTGCGAGGGCAAGCTGTCGACGGGTGTGCAGCTCGCCGCCGATGTCGCCGGTGAGGCGCAAACCCTGATCGCCAAATGGGGTCTGCGCGGTACCAACGCGATCGCCACCGGCGGCACGCTCACCATCGACACACCCACCCTCGTCGAGCACACCTTCACGCAAAACGGATTCTTCCTGCTGCCCAGCGGTGGCTCGCTTCCGGTCGACTATCTCGCCGTAGGTGGCGGTGGTGGAGCTGGCTCGAACATGGCCGGCGGCGGTGCCGGCGGTGAGGTGCTCTCAGGTTCGACCACGATCACCGCCGCCCAATACGCCACGATCGGAGCCGGCGGTGCCGGCGCCTCGAACGCCAACGGCCTGGCCGGCGGTAACACGGTGTTGGGGTCGATCGTGACGGCCAACGGTGGCGGGTTCGGCGCTAAGGGCTCGGGCACGATCACCGCCGGCGGTAACGGCGGCAACGGCGGCGGCGGCGGCGGCAACAACGTCGGCGCGGCCGGAGCTGGTGGCACCGGTGACCAGTTCAACGGCGGCGCCGGGTCGAACACACCGAATCCGTGGGCAGGCGGCGGCGGCGGTGGCGCCGGGCAGGCCGGTGCCAACGCCGTGGGCACGGTCGCCGGCAAGGGCGGTAACGGTGTCACCTGGAACGGCACGACCTACGGCGGTGGCGGCGGTGGCGGGGTGCACGGCGGGTCCGCTGGTACCGCTGGCGCCGGTGGTACCGGTGGCGGTGGCGCCGGTTCGGTCGGTGTCGCCTCGACCGGGCCGAGCGCGACCTCGGGCACGAACGGGCTCGGCGGCGGTGGCGGCGGTGGCGGCTCGAACGCGGCCACTGGTGGCTCGGGAGGCTCAGGCGTCGTCAAGATCAGATACAACCCGACGCTGTGGACGCCATGACCGAGTTCGGCGACATCGAGCCCGAGGACGCCTGGCACCCACTCGACGCCCGCGACGAGCTCATCACCAACCTGTTCGCCAGGATCGCCCTGCTCGACCACCTCGCCGACCACGCCGTGCGACGCATGGATCCCCTCGACGAGATCGGCGACCGCATCGAGGCCTGGCGCGCCGGCCACGACGACCACACCGCCCGCCAGGAGGAACGCGCCCGCCAGCTGCTCGAGGACCTGATCTACCTACGAGGCCTCGATGGGTGAGCGCTACCTGACCGACCTGGCGCGCTGGTGCCGTGACGCCGGCCTCAGAGTCGTCGAGGTCGACGGCTGGCGCACCCGGGCACGCCGATCCGGCGGCTACGACCCGGGCCGACCCTGGGCGATCGCGTGGCACCACACAGCCAGCCGCACCACCGCCGCCAACGACGTCGCCTACATCGTGTCCGGCTCACCAGTCGCACCGATCGCCAACCTCTACCTCGCCCGCGACGGCACCGTCTGGGTGTGCGCGGCGGGTGCCACCAACACCGAGGGCAAGGGCGGCCCGATGCAGATGTCACGCGGCACGATCCCCGTCGACCAAGGCAACACCTACTGCGTATCGATCGAGGCCGGCAACAACGGCATCGGCGAGGAGTGGCCGGTCGAACAGATCGACGCCTACTTCACGCTCAACAACGCCCTCACCTACGCACTCGACCTGCTGCCGATCGACCTGATCACCCACGCCGCCTACGCCCCGACGCGCAAGGTCGACCCAGCCCGGGCCGAGGCGATCGACGGCGACTGGTGGCCCAGAGCATCGAACAGTTCAGGCAGCTGGAACCTCGGCGACGTCCGCGACGAAGCGCTGCAGCGCGCCGGCACCCCACCACCCGATCCGCCCCCCGACCCGCCGCCAGATCCGGTCCGCCCACCCCAGCCCGCACCGCCCGAGGAGGACGCCATGCGAATCACCACAGCCCTCGACGCCAACGGCACGATCTGGGTCGGCGACGGCGTCCACCGCCGGGCGCTGACCGACATCGAGGATTTCAACAACGTGATCCTGCTCGGCGCCCAGGGATGCTGGCAGCTCGTCAACACGTCCGGTCAGATCGTGCGCGAGGTCTCCCACGTCTACCCCGTCGGAGCACACACGATCGAGGCGCTCGGCCGGGCGTGACGGATGCTGCGCCCGTTCTCCAAGTGGCCGGTGCTGCTCGGCGCCGCGCTGTGCATCCTCGTCGGTGCCGTGCTCATCCGCGATGTACCCAACGGCAACATCGTCACCGGGCTGACACTCATTGCCCTGGGCTCGCTGCTGCTCGGCGTGTTCATCGCCCTGTACGTACTCGAGGTGCTCGGCCGCGGTGACGGCGGCTAGGCCTGCTGGACGAGCACAACCTCGCAGTCGACACGGCCGAGCGCGCCGTCATCATCCTCGATCGACACCGAGAACGGTCCCGTCGCCTCGACGACACAGGTGAACCTGAGCGCGAACGGTGCCAGGCGTCGCGCTGAGCGGACAACGATCGACGCCTCGGCTCCCAACTGCGCGCCACCGCCGTCGCGAACGACCATTCGAATCGAGGCCTCACCTCCCTCGCTGGTGCCGAAGTCGAGGACGCCGGCGATGTGACCGTCGAGCGTCGCCGGCAGCTGAGCGACCGGGTAGGTCTCCCACGCGGCGCCGAGGACATCGAGCAGTCCAGCGACGTTCACGGCGGCCTGATTGGCGAGCAGCAGCGAAGGCAGGATCAGAGTCATCGGGCATCACCTTAGTGGTTCCGTCATGACCCTTCAGATTCGCCAGAGTGCTGCTAGATTGCCTCTGACCCCATCAACCGCCACAGACATGTTGCCAAGGTGAGGGTCGCGGGTTCGAATCCCGTCGTCCGCTCAAACCCCCTGCTAGATGGGGGTGAATACCCCGAATCCTGGGGCATGAGAGACGACGGATTCGCAATTCGGCCATCACCTGCACTGCAGGGCATCACCTACCGAAAGCGAGCCACTCATGCCCCACCCGCAAAAGGCGCGACCCGTCGACCCCCTGGTAGCGAGCTTCCTGCGCCGCAAAACGTGGTCCGACGCGGCCGTTGCGAACGCCACCTCGAGCCTCAACCGCTGGACCCGATTCCTGACCGCGAGGGGTGTGGACCTGACCGAGGCGACCGGCGACGACTGCGCCGAGTACTTCAAAGCCCGCTCGGCCGAGGTGGCCGGTGCGACGCTCCACAAGGAATGGCAGTTCCTGTGCTGGCTGTACGAATGGCTCGTGCACGAGGGCGAACTCCCCGAGGTGCGCAAGCGTGGCCGCATGGTCGAACAGGAACGCCGGGGCCCGATGAACGGTGTCGACGCCCCACCACTCACCGACCCGCACCCGGACCGGATCCGGCGCATCACCGAGGCCGACTACCGCCGGCTCATGAGCTCATTCGATCGGCGCAAGATGCTCGACTGTCGCAATGCCGCGCTGTGCTCGCTGATGTACTGGTCCGGCCCGCGCATGTCCGAGGTGGCCCGCATGGACCTCGACCAGTACGACCCGATCGACGGCACCATCCAGGTCCTCGGCAAGAACGGCAAGTGGCGCGAGCTGATCGTGCTCGAAGAGACCCGCAGCTGGCTCGACCGCTACCTACGCCGGCGTGGCGACGACGTCGCGGTGGCGCTGTTCGCCTCCAGCCTCGGCGGCCGTGACGGCTACACCACCGGGCGCATGCGCGCCGACGCCATCGCCTCGATGCTCGAGCGGCGCTGCGCCAAGCTCGGCATCCACGTCACCGCCCACCAGTTCCGTCGGGCGTTCACGATCGAGGCCAAGCTGCGCGGCATCCCCGAGACCGAGATCGCCAAGCAAGCGGGCTGGGTGCCCCAGTCGGCCAAGCTGATGCTGCCGCGCTACACCAAGGACGCCGCCGACGAGCTCACCAAGCGAGCGTTCCGCTCCAGTGATCCGACCGCCGTGCGCGCCCAGCAGCGACGCCTCAAGCGGGTCTCGTGAGCCGCTACGGCCGAACGATCAAACCTTGCCCGGTGGGCAGGGTGAGGATCGAGGTGCCGAGCTTGGCGGCGAGGGTGTTCATCGCGTCGTACTGCTCGCGGTAGTTCGTCCAGCCGTAGTCGTCGAGCACGACCAGCGCGCCCGGTGTCAGCCGGTCCCAGAAGTGGGTGAGGGCGGCGACCTCGGGCTCGGCGACGTTCATGTCGATCGACAGGTACGCCACCTTGTCGATCGTCACGTCTGCCAACGAATCGGGAACCCGACCCTTGACGAGGGTGACGTTCGGATACGGCGCGAAGTTCGCCACCACCTGGTCGTAGCAGTCCTCGTAGAAGTCGCGGTTCTCGGCGGTGCGAGCCTTGCGTTCACCGTCCGACATCTGCTCGGGCGGGATGCCCTGGAACGTGTCGAACAGGAACATTCGCCGGTCGAGCTCGCCGAAGCCGAGGTACTCGCAGATCGCCTTCGAGTAGATGCCGGTGTTGACGCCGCACTCGACGAAGTCGCCGGCGAGCCCGGTGGCGTGTTCCGCTGCCCAGCAGCAGACGTAGGTGCGCCACTCGATGTGAGTGTCGGTGGTGCTGCCGGACGGCCTGCCGATCTTGTGACCGGTGCCCATCCCGGCTTGGTAGGCGGCGGTGAAGCGTGGCGAGGCGAGTGAGTCGAGGTTGCGTTCCCACGTCATCAGGCAGTCGGCGTTGTAGAACCCTCGGGTCGGGTCGATGCCCGGCGGCGGCGGCGGTTGCCGAGTGAGCCTGAAGTACCAGCCGAGCCAGGGGATCGTTTTCTCCACGGCGGGCAACCTAGTTGACTCCCCCGATCGCTACCCAGTACCCCCAACTGCCGCCAGGTCAGCTGATCGACCGCAGGAATCCGACGAGATGCTCGACCGCGCCGTTGGGCAGCGGCTGGGCGAGGTGGACCAACTCGCGCAGAGCGTCGCTCGGGTAGGCGTCGAGCTCGCCGCGCACGATCGCCAGCGTCGTGCCCGTCGGAGCGTCGAGGTAGACGTCGAGTGCGTCGCGCAGCTTGCGGCCCGGTTCGCGGACCTTGCCGTCGACGACGTTGCGTACCGTCGGCTCGGGCTGGCCGAGCTCGCGGGCGAGGTCGGCCGCTGTCAGCCCGCGGGCCCGCATCGCCTCCGCTAGAGCTCGTCCGATCGGCGTCGTCATCTCGCCGCGGATGGTATCTAGCCCCGACGACCACCGAAAGTTATCCACGGAGTCTCAGCGAGTGCGACAGAGTCCTAAGGTACGGCAGCCCTGCTAACAGTGTTACTCCACAGTTCTCGGGGGAAAACACGCGCTTGCGTTCCACAGGGTTCGAGGCGTAATTAGGGAATCTCACCGAATCTGAAAGCAGACCAGGGAGGAGCCCCAAAATGGCGGAAGAGAGCCCGATCAAGATGTTGTCGATCGACGACGTCGCCGCCCACCTCGGACTGCACCGCAAGACCATCGAGGACCTGATCCATCGCGGCGAACTGGGCTCGGTCACGGTCGGCCGCCGGTACTGGGTCCGCGCCGATCAGCTCCAGGAGTTCATCGACCGCCACACCGTCGACGCGAAAGCGAACTGACGTGTCCGGTCACCCAGTCGCCGGCGGCGCGCCTCTCAAGGACTTGCCCGCGCCGCCGGCGTCCCTGTTCGACGTCGGAGGTGGTCGGTCACCGACGACCGACACCACCCCGAGCACTGTGCTGGCGCGATTCCAGGTGCTCGGCACACCGCGCCCGCAAGGCTCGAAGCGTTCGTTCGTCGCCGCCGGCGGCCAGGTCCGCACCGTCGAGTCGAACGCCACGTCGCACGCCCGCTGGCGCAACGCCGTCGCCGACAAGGCGTACGAGATCACCCAGGCCGAGCCGGGTGGGTTCCCGCTCGACGGGCCACTGGCGATCGAGGCCACGTTCCGGTTCCCCTGCGCCACCACCCGCCGCAAGCGCGCCGTCAACCTCGGCGGAACCCTCCCGTACATCTCGGCCCCCGACCTCGACAAGCTGCTCCGCGCCGTGCTCGACGCGCTCGAGCAGTCCGGGCTCGTCACCAACGACGCCCGCTTCACGACGGTGTTCGCGACCAAGCTCGAAGTCGTCGACGCCTGGACCGGTGCCGACATCACGATCCGGCGGCCGCTGTGATCGACGTGTTCACTGCCGCCCGCGCCCTGGTCGAGGAGTGGAAGGCCGGCGAGGAAGAGGGCGGCAACCACGACCTCGACGTGCTCGACCGTCTGATGAGAAGCCTCGCCCGTGGCATCGAGGACTTCGAGACTGTCGAGACCACCGAGTACTCGGCCGAGCTGATCAGCCGAGGACGCCACACCGGCGTGATCGTCGCCGTCGACCGGGACACGACGATGGATTGGGCCGTGAACATCCGCGAGCAGCTCGAGCAGCGCTTCCCAGAGGTGCGCTTCGCCGTCATCCCCGGCGGCACCTCGCTCGCCTTCGAATGGGACGACCCCGAGGAGCAACCATGACCTTCCGACGCGTCCAGCGCGGCCGCTGGCACAGCTACGAACTCGACGGCAAGCGCCTGCCCGGCGTGACCACGATGATCGGCAAAGGGGTGCCGAAGCCGAACCTGATCGACTGGGCGGCGCGGATCGCGGCCGAGTACGCCGCCGACCACATCGACGAGATCGCCGCCATCCCCGAGCGCGACGCCCGTGTCGACCTCGTCAAGAACGCCCACAGCCGATCCCGCAACTTCGCCGCCGCCAAGGGCACCGACATCCACGCGATCGCCGTGCGCCTCCGCGACGGCGAGAAGGTCGCCGTCGCCGACGAGATCGCCGGCTACGTCGACGCCTACCTCGCCTTCATCGACGAATGGCAACCCGAGACGATCGCCCTCGAGGGCGCCTGCTGCAACCGGCGCTGGCGCTACGCCGGCACCTTCGACGAGCTCGCCATCATCCGAGGCCGCACCGCGCTGCTCGACATCAAGACCGGCGGCAGCGGTGTGTGGCCCGAGACCTGCCTGCAGATCGCCGCCTACCGCCACGCCGAGACCATGCTCGACCCGAGCGGCGCCGAGATCCCGATGCCGGCCACCGACGTCGGCTACGCCCTGTGGCTCGCCGACGACGGCACCTACGAGCTGCTGCCCGTCGAGAGCGGCGACGACATCTTCGCCACGTTCCTGCACGCCTGCCACGTCGCCGCCTTCATGGAGCGGGCCAAGGACGACCTGATCGGCCTCCCCCTCGCCGCACCAGCCACCGAGGTCGCATCATGACTGTCACACCGCTCCATTACGCTCCCGCCCGCTACGAGCCCGCCGACCGCCCGCACAGCGTGCTCGACCTGCTGCCCACCTACATCGAGCTCGCCGGCCGCATCGCCAACACCGAGTTCGTCCCGACCGCCCTGCGCCGCCGCCCCGAAGCCGTGCTGGCCGCACTCCTGTCAGGTGCCGAGCGCGGCCTCGGCCCGATGGAGTCGCTGCGCTCGGTCCACGTCATCGAGGGCCGCCCGACGCTGAGTGCGGAGGCCATGCGCGCCCTCGTGCTGGCCGCCGGCCATGAGGTCGAGATCGTCGAGTCGAACGCACAGAAGGCCACTGTCGTCGGGCGCCGGGCAGGATCCGACTCGACCTCGCCTCCGTTCACCTGGACGCTCGACCGGGCCCGGCGCGCCCGCCTCGCCAGCAAGGACGTCTGGCAGCGCTATCCCGAGGCCATGCTGCTCGCTCGAGCGAGCACCGACCTGTGCCGCGCCGTGTTCCCCGACGTGATCGCCGGCCTGGCGTCGACCGAGGAGTGGCAGGACGAGATCACACCCGAGGCCGCGACGACCACCCGCCGAGCACCGACGCGCAACAGGGGGATCGCGCCGACGGCGGCGCCGCCCGAGATCACCGCCGTGGCAGCTGCCTCGCCCGCGGCGGTGATCGAGGCCGACGTCGTTTCCGGTTCCGAGCACCGCGATGAGACGCCCGAAACCGGAAGCGTCGACGACGAGATCCCCGGCTCCGACACACCGTCCTGGGGCAGCCCGAGCGCGAGCTCACCCGACCCCGACGCACCCCGCAAGCACGACCCGAAGCTCGCCAAGCGCCTCCACGCCGCGATCGCCAAGACCTTCCCGACCGAGACCGCCGCAGTCCGAGACCGCTGGCGCCACGCACTCGTCGCGATCGTGAGCCGCAAGCGCGACGACGGCCCGACCACCTCGAGCAGCGACCTCAACCTCGAAGAGCAGATGGCGCTCTCCGACGCCCTCACCCGCATCGCCGCCGGCCACGCCACCGTCGCCGAAGGACCCGACAACACGATCGAGCTCGCCGGCGGCCTGTGGCGCTACTTCGTCACGCTCGACCCGCTCGAGGTCCACAGCGAACAGATCACCCCAACCGCCATCAACAACGAGGACGACCAGCCATGACCCTGAAACCATTCGGCGAGCACGACGTCACCCAGTGCGCCGTGCGCATCGTCAACACCGGCGACGGGCTGTCCGAGTCGCTCGACACCGCACCCGTCGAGCTCGACCACGGCGAAACCGTCTACGTCGTGCTCCGAGGTGCCATCACCAAGGTCACCTACGAACAGGTCAAGGACACCGAAGAGCTACGTCGCGTGCACACGATTCGCGCCAACTTCGGCACCATCGTCGACCAAAGAGTGGCGCGTGAAGTACTCGACACGACGCGCCGCCAGATCGAGGAAGCGCACGGCGTCGAGCGCATCCCCGGCCTCGACGATGGCTGACCACTGCAAATCCTGCGACGCCCCGATCGACTGGGCGGTCACCGACAAGGGCCGCCGCATCCCACTCGACCGCACGACCTCGAGCGCGGTGGCCAACATCGTGCTCGACCCCGACGGCACCGCCCGAGTCGTCGCCACCGGCGAGGGAGACCGCATCTCGCACTTCGCCACGTGCCCCAATGCCGGCCAACACCGACGCCGCAAGAGGTAGCGCGATGGCAGGCAGCAACCGCTGGGTCCGACTCGACGTCGACTACTTCGGCAACCCGAAAGCCCTGGCAGCGGGCCGCGACGGACGAGATCTCCACCTCGCCTCGATCTGCTGGGTCGGGCGCTTCCTCACCGACGGCCACATCCCAGTCGGCGCCATCGAGGACATCGCTCACGCCGCCGGCCTCAACCGCCGCCAACGCGACCGGGCGCTCGAGCGCGCCGCCACCTCCGGGCTCTGGCTGCCCACCGACGGCCACGACTTCTACCTCAAAGACTTCACCGACCTGAACGGGACCCGCGCCGACGTCGAGCGCGAACGAGCCCAATGGCGCGAGCGCCAACGCCGAGCCCGATCACGGCAAGGTCACGCCGAGACCGAGGCGTGACGAGAAGGGATGTCACGGGTGACTCCGCGGCCTACACGACACGACACGACACAACAGGGTTTTCCGCGCAGGAATTCTCCTACTCCTCCTCCTCTCGCGACATCCCGTCGGCTGCAGGAGGACGAGGAGGAGGGCAGGCCATGACGAGGGACGAGACCACCGCGCTGCTCCGTGTTCGAAGCGGGTTGACGTCACAGCCGTACAGCGAGGACGTCGCCGACGCCTGGCACGACGCGCTCTGCGAGTGGACCTTCAACGAGAACCGACGAGCGATGATCCTCGCCTCGCGAGACGCAACCCGCGTCACGATCGCCAACCTCGTCGCCCACCTTCCCCAGCGCGAGCGCACGCCGGCAGCTGCGCCCGGGCCGGCCTGCGAGCTGTGCGACGGCACCGGCTGGGTCGAGAGCCCGCCCGAGCGCGCCCACCGCCCGAGCGTCTGCACGCCGCGCCCCGCCAAGCCGTGTACGTGCAACCCGACCGACGAGCGACCGTGCAACTGCAACCCGACCAAGGCCATAGATTGCCACTGCCACGCCGTCGAACCATGCCGCTGCACCACCGGCCGCCGCGCCACCGACGTCCACCGCTCGATCGTCGAACACAACGACCGCACCCGACGCACCGACCTGCTCGAGGGAGACCCGCCGCCCGACACGCTGCGCCACTGGTCCGAACGCGAACCCGACCCCGAGCTGTTCTGACGATGCGCCTCGTCACCGTCGTGACCTCCCGGCCCGCACCACGCCGATGCCTGGTCTCGGACTGCACCGACATCGCTCTGGCTCGCGGCCTGTGTCGACGCCACTACGACGGCCACCGCCGCAAGCGCCCCGACTGGCACCGCGTGCGACCCACCGACGAACCCGGCCAGCCGCCGTGGTGCGAATGCGAGGCACCGGCCTGGCGCACCTGCGGGCCGTGGTTCCCAAACGTCCACTGCTGCGCACGCTGCGGCAGCCCCGACCGCAACGAGCTCGAACGCTGGCCGACCTCATCAGGCCCACTCGACAACACCCAGGAGGACACATGATCGCCACCCTCTCCACCGGACACCACGACCTGAGCGACTGGTGCCTGCTGCTCGCAGTCATCGCGTTCGCTCTCGCGCTCGTGTTCAACATCGCCGCACGTAGGGGCGCACAGATCGTCGGATCGTGGATCATCGACCTGCAGCTCCTCGGGCTCACACTGCTCGCCCTGGCGCTGTTCGTGACATGACCGGCGATGACATCACGACCGCCGAGGCTCTCGGGCCGATGCTCGGGTTAGCAACGACCGAGTACCTGCTGATCGAGCTGATCACACGGCTGGGCACGCCCGATCACATGGGCACACCGACCGACGTTGGCTGGTACAAGGCGGTCGCACGCGTGCGAATCCTGGCCGAACTGCTCGGTGGACTTGAAGCGCACGAACGCGAGTACTGGCCGGCCAGTCGATGAGCGACTCGTTCGGCATCCTGGTCGGCGTCGCCGGGTTCGTCATCGGGGTCGGGATGGGCATGTCCCTCGCCACCACACGCCACACGCCACTGCCCAAGGGCAAGCCCGTCACCGACAACCGCATGCGCAAGCTCTGGGTGATCGACCCACTCCTCGAGCGTGAACGCCAACACCCGACCCTGTACCCGTACCCCGACGAAAGGGGCAGCCATGCTCAGAAGTAGATGCTCTGATAGCGCACCAGGTCAGGACGTGGCGACATGACCGACATCTACGACCGTTGGGCCGACGACACCACCCAAGTCGACCCCGGCAACCTCACCATGCGACTCACCGAACTCCGAGACAACATCGAACCCGAGCTACCCGCCAAAGGCACCGCACGCCACCGCCGCATCGAACGCATGCAACGCGACCTGAACGAAATCATGGGCTTCGTCGAGGACTGCGACCGATGGGCCGAGCAGACACGCGACGTGCAGCTCGTCGGGCGGGACGTCCGCATCCAGATGACTTCGCACCTGACACGGCTACGGGCCAAAGCGGTCGAGCGTGGCCGGCAGATCCACGACGAACTGCAGTACCTGCGACGGGTCACACCATGAGACTCAAGCATCTGCGTGACTGGGGTGATGATGCGATCTGGATCACGTTCGCGGTCACGCTGCTCGTCACCGCCGCCGCTGTCGCATGGCTGATCATGCCGCCATGAGCTACCCACGGCTACCGACGCCACGACTGGTCACCGACCCATGGGTCATCTATCACCGCCACGGCCACCACGCGGATGTGCTCGGCGTGATCATCTGGGAGTGGACCGACTGCGCTGCG